CCTATATCCATTCTTCTTATCCCCTGTAACAGATTGGAATTGGAATTTTTGAGTTAACACATCTGTTATTGTATTAGCTTTATTAAATTTAGTTCTAGTTCTATTTAGTATCACTGCCATTACCCACGCTTCTTCATGCGTATTTCTACTAGCCTCAGCAAATACTGCAGAAACTAATTGACTCCATTCTTGATCTGACATTGATCTACCTAAATATTTTTCTGCCACGGTTTTTGCTTCTTGTGAAGATTGTTTATTATCAGTCGTATATTCTGTGTTTGCAGAAGATTGGTTAAATGTTTCTAACAAAGGAATAACAAAGTTACCTTGAGCTTGTTTACCGGCCTGTCTATTAAAGTCGTCTTTACTCTTGATAAAATACATGTTGCCTTTTACTTCTGTGGTCCAAGTGTTGTTTTCTATCGTGTGATTCAAGCCTGTAACAACGAATCCCACTCTTCTATCTTTGCCTTTTAATCGACTTAGATTTGTAGAAGTATACGAGTAGGGTAACAGTTGATCGTTAACGGTAAAACCTTGCATCATTGACAAACCTGAAATTCCGTCTGTCGAAAAGTCGATAGATAACGGTAATACCATGGTAGATTCAGAACCGGAGTCCTCTCCCCTTAGTTTGGCAACGCGTTCTACGTAGTAAGACGTGGCGTGAGACGTGTAATTTTCTGTTATCGCATCCCCAGTTGTTCCTCCTATTGGCGCGCCTTTGTAAAACATGGATATAGCGTTATTGAATTGCTGAGCGGCCTCTCTTTCAGATCTAACTACATTCCTATCGTTTGCTTTTTTGTTGAGCTCATTGTCTTGGTTAGCGGTTATAACCGTTTTATATCTATCTTCCAGTCCTATGTTAGGTTTACCAAAGGTTGTCGCATCAGTTGCGGCTGTTGTTCTGTTACCAACATCTGCGTTTGCGGATATCGCAAGCATACTCGCAAGTTTTGTGCTGATGTCTGTACTGATTCTAAAATCCCTCGCTACCGATTTTTTACCGAATAGCGGCAATTCGCATTGTGTGCTTAATCCCAATCTTTTGTATTTTTTATGCGCATTTTCAGTTAATGCATCTACAGTGTTTGCCATTGCTACGCCTGGAACAAATTGATCATCGACTACTGCGAAACAGTTAGCTTCATCGCAATAGCTTAATCTAAACGCGTTATTTAAACCTGTATACCTACTCAAATCCGCTAAAACGTTTTCAATCAAAGCCTTAAAATAAACGCTGTCTGTTTCGTCTTTAAATGAGAAAGATTTAATTGAACTCAAAAGGTAATCTATGCTAACCAACGTATTTAAAAACTTAGATCTATAGCCGTTTTTATCCTCACCATCTATTGTTTTTGGTATTGATTGAGAAATGCTATCCTCGTTCCACAATTTTTGTTGTGGTAATTTATTCTCTGGATCTGATTCATCACCCAATACATATTCGTTATTAACTAACAATTTATCAAAGATTGCTTTATAATCACTAAGATTACCGTTAAATGGTATCACAAACTTCAACGGATCGGTTGTTAACGAGCTTGGTGAAGTTTGACACACGTTTGACTTGGGGTTGAAATCCAAATAAAACAAAGGTACGTTAGAGTCTTTCTTACTAGTGTCGTAAAGCAAACAACAGTGATTCAATATAAAAAAGAACCAAGACAATGGTATATAACACGGGTAGTGAATGTCAACGCCCTCTATCAAACTCTGACTCTGTCTGTAGGGTATTATGTAAGAAGTGAATAACTGTTCAAAATCTACCTGGTATTTTTCTTCTTTTAATTTTTCTAAAAAAGAATTTTTTAGTCCCTCGTCGTAATTCTCGTACATCAAAGCTTTGTGAAAACCAAACAAAGCTTGAATTTTAAACCGGTGATCGCTATTTTGTTTTGTGTAATAGTCTTCTATTTCTTGCGTAGTTAACACCTTTGGGCTTGTTAAATAATCAAAATCTTTTGTGAAAGCCCCGTTTATAAAGAGGTCTTTTACAAATGTTTTATTTGTTTTATTATTATCGCTTTTTAACCACGGTATTTTAGTAACTCCTGTTATGTTTTCAACCGTAGCAAAGGAGTTCAATTGTATAGCCCTAAGTATTATCTCTAGTTGGGATTTGTATTGAGCTGCTTCTTTATTTTGTATTTCAGATGACTGTAACAAGGTTGGACCTTCCTCTTCCTGTGTTTCTTGAGTTTGCGGTTGTTGTTCAGCAGCTGCAGTAGCATCTATTAAATTTCCGGTTAGGCTGTTTGATCCTGGTTCTATTTGAATGTCTTTGAATATATCGCTATCGTCAAATTCAATTCTATAAGTTACTGTTTTTGGTTTTGTTTGCGTTTTAGTTAATGTTCCTCCTGTTGGTGAACTGCGAGTAATTGTTTCGGTTACATTTATAGGAAAGGTTCCATCTATTTGATATTTTAATTTATCAACTCCCTCTCTTAAGTTACTAAAACGGGTTATTTTTACTTCGAATGGCGTATCTTTATTTGAAATTATATCATTCAATCTTTTTTCTATATCATCAACATAATTTACTGTTTTTAATGACTCATCCTCTAATTCATAAGATACATTTATTGTAAACTCTATGTATTCGTTATTTAATTTATACTTTGAATCATAAAAATATGCTCTCTCTAATATTTTATTAGTTGCTTCAACTTCATATCGGGTTATTGAGTTATAATTTATGTTGTTATAGGTATTTTCACTAAAAGAAGACATCAAAAACGCGTTAACACCAGATCCTCTAGTTAATTTATTATTATCACTAACAACTTCTCTCGGATCTTCAAATCGAAGACGAGGTGGTACACTCCATAGATTTTCAGAATTAATGCCTATTTGATCAAAATCTAACTTAGCTTTAAATGTATCGTCTCTTGGTGAAATTATTTTTTGAAATTTTTCAAATGCAATAAAAACAGTATTACCTTCTGCGTATATATAATTGAATTGTTCAAATTGACTAGAGTTTTTAATCCATCCACTAGTATATCTTTTTACCTTATTAATATTGTCTCTATTAACCGCTTGAGAATACGTAAATTGATCGTTTAATATTAATCTATTTCCATCAATGTATAAAATATTACCAACGCACTTCCAATCTCCCACTTTTTGTTGATTGTTTGCGTCCACGTATCTTCCATTATAATAAAAATAATACAGTATCTTATTTCTAACGTCTTGATATTCTATAACGTGCGTACCGTCGAACAATCGCCGTATTTTAGCAGTACCAGCGTCAACTAGTGTTTTAAAACACTGTGGCCACATACCAATCGTGCTAGCGTTTTGAGAAGCACTCTGGATCTGAGCGGCTATTGCATTTTCATAATTTCTACGAATTACAGCGTTTGCGTTATTTATGAGCTTTTGTACCGCTGCGCTAAATACTTTTGTTAGACTGTTTACGTTGTTAACTCTAACGCTTTCACCCAAAACGCCTAAACTCATCAATTTTAAACTACAATCGTAACCGCCGTCGGTGTTGGAAGTAAAGCTAAAGTTCGTAACTATTCCCAACATCGCGTCGTAGTTACCGTCGCTGTTTCTTACTGATTTGGCTATTTTGTATCTTAACAAGTCTTTATCCAAACCTTTTTCGAACGGATCTATGCTGTAATCTTCTCCTTTGTATAGCGTCGATTGAGGTTTAATTTCGTCTGCTGATGTCTTGTCCTCTTTGTAAAAGAAGGTGTTACCCCATTCCAAAAACATGGTGTATCCCAATTTGAAATACAACAAATCTACGATGTCTAGTTGAGCTTTATCGTTAACGCTAAATTGAATGTCAGCCGCTCTTATAGAACCCAACTTGCCCTGCGTCTGCACTTTTACGCTCTTTATCCCGGGGAATGGTCTGAAACCGTACTCTCGAATCTCGTTTTGTCCAAGCATTCCGTAAGATCCGTTTAAGCCTATTCCAGATCTCAATTTGTAAGAAGGGACGTTGTTGGAAAAATCGTCGACATTGACGTTGGTTATACCAGAGTAAGCGGATGTTCCTCCAAATAAAACAAATTGTTTAGCAAATAATTCTGGAATTATTGCGGTTACGAAACTTGTAGGTGATTTTTTGCCTACGTTTACTGATGAAACCAGTCTAACCCAACCAGATTTGTTGGCGATTTGCACAAGATTTGTGTTGTCTCTATTGTCTATCGAGTTCATTTCAGACCTGAGCAACACTTGGTTCATAACCCACTGCGGTATTGGGTATCCCAAAACGTTATCTATGTTTGTGTAAGACATTTATTACCTTGTATAATTTTCTTGTTTGTATTGATTTATAGCCGCTGGTGCGTTTGCCGGTATTCTCAGTTGCGCACCGATGGGGGGATATATTGAATCTCCCGGAAGGTTATTAGCTGACGCTATCACCCACCAAAGAGTCATGTCCCCATAAAAGTCCAAAGCCAACAGGTCCAATCTGTCTCCAACAGTGGTTATTACGTAATTATCGTTTTGAACAACTGGTATGTCTGGATACACGTTTGTTTGTATGTATTGTTCTCCAACGTTGTCTACTTTGGTAGTTGGTATGGTTTCGTATCTGTATGACATTATATTGGTCTATTTACTAAATTAGAAGGCCTTCTAGCGTTCTGTTGATTTTGTATTATATTGTTTAAATCCTCAGTATTTACGGTAGGTCTTTGCAATTGTTGCAATCCCGTATTCAGTCTAGCGGTTGCGTTTCTAAGAGAGATAGTTTGTTTTGTTAAATAGTCGTTAGCTATTATATTTGTTTGAGAAGCGTACGTTGTCTTTTTTGGTAAAATGTCGTGAATAGGTCTAAAAGTCACTTGCACGTCCAGATAGTGTGGCAATTGCTCTCCGTCATCTATTTCCCAACTAGACATTTGGTCTATGTTCACGTTAACCGATTCCAAAAACCCGGGTACCCTGTACAAATAATCTCCCACTGTGACTCTCACCAAAGAAGAACGCATTATTCCGTTTGCGCTATAATCAGGGTAAACTTGGGAAACAAGTAAGTTGAGCTTTTCGTAAACTCTAGACATTTCGCTTCTAGAAAAAACAGCTAACCTAAAAGAAAATCCCACGGTTCTAGAAAAACCTTGATACGTAAAAAAGTCCTCTCCTCTACCGATGTACTTAAACGTGTTGTAAGAAGCTTGGTGATTGTCCGTCAATCCAGCTGTTAAAAAGGCCCTGAACTGTAAAAACAAAGCGTTGTCAGGATCGTCGTTTTCTATGCACTCAAAACCGAATTTTATCAAGTCGTCTTTTGCGTCAGGCCACGGATCACTACTATACTGTTTTATATCGGAAAAATTTATGTTGTCCGTTATAGAACCGCTAGAATACGTGTAGAATTTGTAGTCTATAGCGTCTTGATCAGCTACCGGTAAATTCACGCTTGTCAGCCTTTCCATTCTAGCTTTGGCGCCCCTTACTTTTTGGTTTGCTATTTGATCGTAGCTTAAAGACGCACCAGAACGCACCTTGTTAACCGCGGTTGTGGTATCTTCGTACCTTCTTATAGTTGTATTACCTATTCCGTAAGCTGAACCAGGACCTCCCAAATAGTTCTGGATTACGTTCCTGTTTAGCGATATTCCCAACTGGTTTATTTTGTTCAGGCTTCCAAGTACGTTTGTGTTGTTACTGATCGGGGAATTGCTTGTTAGCTTAAGCTGTTGGAGTATCAATAACCTGTTTTGGCTTTGGGCCTCGTCAACTGTCATTCTCGATTGCGCTCCAACAATGTTGCTGTAATATTTAGAAGATAGATCCAAAGGAAAAAGCCCGTGACGGTTGAAGTGAGTACCTGTGCCCGCTACTCCAACTTGATCAAGCGTGTTTCTTCCCCTGTTGTAGATTCTTGTGTTTTCCAAAATGCCAGGAAGAGCGTTAACCGATCCGAAAGCGAATAGCGATGTTCCCGTCTCTGTTTTTGGGTTTGACAGTTGGAGACCTATCTGTTTTGTAACGAAAGCAGTCCCCCTTGGAGAATCTGATAGAAACTTTTTTATCCGCTCCTTATCTATGCGTCCAGATATTGTAAGGGTTTGCGTTCCTATTTCAAAGTCTAATCCGCCTCCTCTAATGGGGTAATCAAGGCTGTATCTATTGCTTTTGTAGTAGCTTGCAAATTGCGTAGGAACGCCTGCTTGATCTATCGGAAATTGAATGTAAGGTTGACCTGAATAACCGTTGTTGGGTCTGTCAGATCCATACTTCAATGACGTGAATTTAGTTCTTAAGTCTATTAGAGGCATTTCTTGAATTTTATTATTTTTTATTGTCCCCCACTAGCAACATTTTTGTTTGTTGCGTTATCGTTCTTGGTTGTTGTATTTTGCACTTCAGCTTTTGTCACAGATCTGTGCAGCACTTCATTGTTTGTTTGCATTTTGTTTTCTATTAAAATGGTTTGAGGACCTGTAAATCCTTGATTCACTGTAGTGTTTGTTGCTGGTGCGTTTGTGGTTGTTTCTGATTTTGCTTTATTGTTCGAAACTCCGGGTCCAGCAAATTGTAAATCTCCGCCAAGCGCTCTTACGCGATCTCCTGCTCCTTCCAAAAACCCTTGAATGCTTTCAGCTTTTGCGTCTGATATCGCTCCGAAAAAGTCTAGTATAGATACTACTCCCCCTGCTATAGTAGCTACAATGTCTACTATTGAAGCAAAAACGTCTCTTATAGATACAATAACAGCTCTAATGTTTTCTGGTTTTGATAGATAGTCCATAAATCCTTCTATCTTATCTATTATTCCACTGCTTTCAACAAAATCGGATATGGACTGTTTTATCTTTTCCATAAAAGCCGCTATCTTTTCTTGCATTGAAGCATTCATCATGTTTTGGTAAGCTTCTTCTCCGACTGCTTCTTTTAAAGCCTTGTGAGTTTTGTACCGCTCAAGTCCTATTTGCAATTGTTGTCTAGCGTTGTCTGTGTCTTTGGCGCCCAATCTCGAAAGCAACTCTTGCCTCTTGAGCATGTCTCCCATTTGATCTCTGGACATTCCGAATGCTTTTGCTAGAGACTCCGCTTGGATCCTGTTCATCTTTAAAAAGTCTCCGCTGCTGCCGACCTGTTTATTTATCTCTAACGCTGCACCGGCTAGATCGTTGTTCAAAAACAGCTCTCTTGCCTTATTCAAATTTATCTCCTTGCCAGTCAACAGTTGCGCTTCAAACTCTGCGCTTATGCTTGATTCGAAATCCAAAAAAGAATCTGCCATGGAATCCAACTGTTTTAGTTCCAATCCCATCGCTTTTACAGTAAGTAGACTCTTAGTTAGTTTTTCAGGATACTTTGCAAATTGCAGTCCCAATACGCCTCCCAAATTCGAGGCTTCTTTCAGTATTTTTTGGTTTTGGAATTGAATACCCGTAACTCTCTTCAGCCCCTCTACTTGGGCAAGGACTGACTTTACCACTGATTCTGAGCTTTTTCCTGTTATCACCGCTGTTTCTGCTATGCCCTGTCTTGTTTCGAGTTCTAAACCGCTTATGTCTTTTAATTTGATGTTTGTGGATAGAATCTCTGAAGACATAACGTTCGTTACTCCCAACGCATCAACGAATTCCATTTGTGATTCTACAAGTTTTTGCGTATTTACAAACAGATCTCCGTTAGATACGTTTAGGCTAGCAAATTCCATCTTCAATTGGCGCGCCTGTTGGGTAGACATGTTCATTGCACGCGCAAACTTAACAGTTTGATCTTGTATGCCTACGATATAGTCAAAAGCAGCTTTTAGACCTTTTACAACACCCCCAATTGCTGCGCCTGCTAGAGGTATTGCTAATAGAGGATCAGTAATGTTTTCTAAAAGTCCTGCTCCTGCTGCTTTAATTCCTGCTCCAAGTACTTTAGTTTTTGATATTTTTCCGTTAGCTTCTTGAAGTTCTCTGGCTTTAGACACCATTTTTTCGTAAACTTCCGTTCCTAATCCCAATTTTTTAGAAAACAAAGAAAAAGCTGCGCCCGATACGCCTATGCCTTTTTCTACAGCTTTTTCTTTTGCTAATTGTTCATCTAAATCTTCATTTGTTAGTTTAATTAAATCTAAGGACTTCTGCCTGGCTATATACTCTGCTTGTAGTGGACTCAACGATCTCATTTGAGCGTCTATTTGATCTTCTAAATCTTCTAGCGCTTGTCCAGTTAAACCCTCTTTTTGTTTGAGAAGTCCTAATAATTGATTAGCGGTATGTAATTGAGCTGGATTGTCTTTTGAAAGTTTGGCCTCTAACTGATTAACTTTGGCTTGTTGCACAAATTGATTTGCTATCGTATTCTCTATATCATTTTGTATTTTTTTAACATCTAGAGAACTACTCCTATATCCATCTATAGATTTTCTTACCTTATCATATCCAGTTAATAACTTGCCTAATTCTCTAACCTGGTCTTTTATAATGTCATTGAAATCTTCTCCAGACCTTATGAGATCTTTTAAAGCCTGTTTAGTATCCTTTAGATTAGAAGCGGCTTGACTACTTTGACTTGGACCAGTATTTTGATTATCTGCCATTTGCTTTATACTATACAAATAAATATTTACTTATTTGGTTTTGCTTTAGATACGAAGTCGTATTTCTTGGAAGCTTCTTTAACAGCGTCAGGTATCTTAAACTTTTTCATGTCCGTGTTCTCTGTTATCTTCTGCTGTTGTTCGTCCCTGATAGCTTGGACCTTCTCTAGATACTCGTTTATTTTTTTTAGATTGAATCGCCTGTGAGATACGGGCATTTCCCACACCTCCGACCAAGAGAATCCTCCTCCGCCGTGATAAGTTAATTCGAAACATTCAGTCATGAAATGGGACCTATAAGAAGGTCCCGGTAACATTGGTATTATTTTTAGTAAAGTATCATCCACGTTAGTCCATGTTTGGAAAGAAGAATTGAGCTCCCATCGGAAGATCTGTTGAAATTAACTCTCCATCGCTCAATGTAAAACTCACTTTTGTGTTTATATCCGGTGTGTTTTTAGCGATGTCCTTTTTCAATTCTATGGAGTCTCTAGCCAATAGAGCTCCGCTGTCGACGAAGTCTCTAACTGTTTTAACCCCGTAATCTCCGTTTACTGCCACTATCTGGTGTTTTAACCTCGTTGATTGGATACCTCCATCGATGCCGGTGGCCTTTTTCAACCCCTTCAACTCTTCGTCGATCTTTTTATCGTCAGCAACTGTGAGTATCTTGTAAGTCACAACGTTTTTTGTGTAAGGTAAAGTGAAAGAGAATTCGTTTTTTTCTGAAAACTTGCTTTCGTCAACTTCTTTGTACTTCAAATCCTGTAAGTCAACGGTAACGGTTTCCTCTTCGTTCGTGTTTGGGTTTACGTACTTGAAAGAGTAGTCTTTACCGTAAGCTAATATCCTTGATGCGATGAGTAACGCGTTCCTGTCGCCTAGCAAAAGGTCCTCGTGGTTGATCTCTGTTTTTACAAGAGACTTTAACATCATTTCTATAGCTTTTCCCTGTCTTAATAAATTAACGTTGGTGAGAATGTCCTCTTCCTTCGCTGTCATATACTTCATTTGTACTTGACCCTTTGAAAGCGGATTGTCTTTCGGATACAACAATCCCTTGGAGGGAAGGTCTATCATCTCTGTCGGAACTTCAAATTTTGTTTCTGCCATTTTGTATTTTAATATAAATATACGTGTATTAAATTTCCTGCATAAAAAAACCTCTCGAGTAGAGAGGCTTTATTTTTGTTACGTTTTAGTTTTTGTAATATATTTTATGTTCTTGTAAGAATTGATAATATTTACTTCCCTTACCTCTGATTAATCTATTAGAAAGAGCGTCTGAGATTGCGCTATTATTGATGTTTAATTTTTTAGATAATTGATACGCTGAACCTGCTTCTATTTTTTCTCCCGTGATTATATTTTCACATATTACTGAGCCTTTGCTAGCTCGAGATTCTTCTCCTATTTTTCCTAACTGTCTTTTAGTGGCGGCTAAAGAATAATTCTTTCTTTGTTCTTCAGTTGGAGTCCAATTGTCTTTGCATCCAACACCGTTTTTATTGCCTTTCATTATTTCACTCATTTCTTTTTTCCAATCGTTAGATTTATTTCTTTTCCATAATTTCATTAAAGCTTCTCTTGCTACAGAATACTCCTCTTCTGTGAGTTTTATATCTCCACTATAAGTCATTCTATGAAAAGCCCATAACATTTTGTATCCATATATTGGATGATCTTTAAACGCCTCTGCGAGTATTTTATGAACTCTATAGTGTTCTCTCGCAGTTAATAAAATTGTTGAGCTTTTTTTACCGAATGATCTTGGTACGATGTGATGTAATTCGTAATAGTTTCCGTCTTTTTTTGATCTTGATTGACTTAACGCAAATCTTATTATTTTAAAGTAGTCCTGTAACATAAAAAACCCCTGCTTTATTATAAATATGCAGAGGTTTAGTAAATTAAAAATTAAATACTTAATTTCTTTAAAAATTAAGAATCAGAAGTTGAGTATACAAAAATCCATTCCAAGAGTTAACGTAAGCTCAGTGGGATCTTGAGTAGACCAATCGTAGGATCCGAAGTTTGTTTCCTTGATGAAAGCACCTTTGATGATCCATTCTGATACTATGTCTCCAACAGGTCCGAGGATGTTCATGCTACAGTCTTTCTTGTAGAAGTCTGAGTAGCCATCGCGTCCTGTAACTGATTCGTGGTGTAAACGAACCCATTCCATTATTGCTAATTGACCGCTTGGGCTAATTGGGTTGTAGAGCGACAAAGTTAAGTCTCTCCACTCGGCTTTCCCTTTCAACTTACGGTAAACGTTGATGTGATCTAATTTGATCTCGTTTAAAGTAACTCCAGGGGCATCGGCCTTTTTAATCATGTACGAAGGTATGCCGTCAACGTAGAACACAAACCTGTTTTGGACTGTGGGTTCAAACGCCGTAAACATTATTTCCGATGGATCTAGAATTGGCATGTTATTATAATTTAATTATTGTTCTAATTTTTTACTTGTCTTGTGCGATTTTACCGAACTTTATGTCTTTGGCTCCTGATGCTTTATCTTTGTCTATCGCCTTTTTAACTGTTGCGAATATGGCAGCGGGGATACCCAAACCCAAAAGGTACTTCTGCACTGCGGGATCTGTTATGGTATCTAAAGCTTGCATCGCCATGTTTACCATGTCGCCTTCGGCTAAGTCGCCCTCTTTAACTTCTTTTTTGTCGTGTTTTTTCTCCAACTCTTGTTGGATGCTTTCGTAAAGCTTCTTAGATACTCTCAGTCTTAATACGGTATTGTCGTTTATGTTTTTCATTTATTTTTATTTATGCATTAAGCAAATGATGTGCCTGTTGGCAAAATGTTAAAGTTTAAGTATATGAATTCGGCTGTTCTAGTCGGTTGCAAGTATATCGTTCCAACGAGTTGGTTTCTGTCTATCACATCAGGTGTGTTGTTTGTTTCGTCCATAACAACTTGGAAAGCGTATACTCCCTGGCGTTGTTGGATTGATTCTAAGTATGGGTTAACCTGATTCAAGAACCTATTTCTTGTTACTTGCGTGTTTGGTTCGAATACCAGAGTCTCGCCTATTTGTCCGATGTAGCTCTTAAGCTCTATCAACAATCTTCTAACGTTAACTCTATCAAGTGCTGATGCTTTTGCCTGTAGAGTCTTCTGACCGTATATAACTGTACCAACTCCTGGGAAAACAGCTATTGGGTTAACTCTTCCTGTGTAAAGGGTGTTTCTTTGATCTGTACCCAATCTTCTCTCTGGTTGTAGTACTGTCGACATGCCACCTCTGTTTAAACCTGCTGGTGCGAACCACTCAGCGGCTACTTTATCGTTGTATTCGTAAACAGCGGGGATTAGAGTCGATGCAGGAACAAAATTCAATTTGCCTGTTTCACGGCTTCTAACCTGTAACCAAGGCCAATAAGTTGCTGCGTAAGAGTTATCGTAGCTAGCTGCTTGCGAAACAACTGTTGATATGTTCTGTCCGTAGGATACCATGTCAACTACAGCGATTGCGTCTCCTCTGTCTTGAGCCAACTGCGTTAGAGAGGCTATTTGCGATGAAGCGTTTTGGTTGGTTAAACCTGGAGCGTATATCACATTGAATGCGTAAGCGTCTTTGTTGCTTAAGAGAGATATTGCAACGTTGTAATCAGTTGAGCTAATACCTTGGATATTGGGACCTTGAGTGCTTGGAATACTTTCAAACATGTTGAAAGCAGACCCGTTTAGTATGCTACCTAAAGCTCCACCGAAAGCGCCGTTTGCAGATCCAGATCCGTTTTGAGGCAAAGAAGACGTGTATTCGTTTCTTGCTACTCCCAGTGAATTAAAGTATCCTGGCGTTGGTAGATTTACTGATTTTACTCTAACGTAGCTACTCTTGTTTCCGTAGCTTCCTGTTGTTTGTAGGTAATAGTTACCGTACTCGTCCAATACTGGAGTTTGGGTTTGATCACCTATTACGTAGGCTATGTAGTTATTTTGATTTGGATCTAAAGAAAGTCCGTTCCAAGTCTCTAATATAGTCTTGTTATTGTTGTAGTCGTCTCCTCTTCTGATGATTAGGCTGAATGTGCCTGATCCGCTATCAGAGCCTGCGATTTCCCATCTAACGTTTGCGCTAGAACCGCTAGGTAAAGCACCGTTTGTAACTGTGCCACCAACGTTGTTCATTATCGTACCGACAGACAAAGTGTCTAAAACAAAGCTTGCGCTAGTACTGTTAGTAGTCACAGAAGCAGTAGCTGCTGTATATGATCCTGAAGCAACTCTTGTAACCAACAAAGAATCTCCGCCTTGCTCAAAGTAGCTAAGTGCGGCCATGCTTGTTAGATATTCGTAATTTGCACCTCCTGAAACGAAAGAAGCCCCAAAAATGGACTTGTATTGCGAATAAGAAGTTACTACTGTGGGTGTGTTTACGGGTCCTACTACAGTTGGGCCAATTAAAGCGGCTCCAACTTGTACGGGTCCTTGCGTTATTTGTGATAGGTCGTTCTCTTGCAAGAACACTCCTGGAGAAATCAGTACTTCACTCATTGTTTATTTATGTTTTATCTAACAATAAATATGTATAACTAACTCAAAATCTACTAACTGAATTCACCAGTCTCTAAATTGATGGAGATTTTTCCGTACTTATTCTGTAGTGTCTCTAATAACTGCGTTTCAGTTGTTTTTAAAGACACAACTTTTGATTTATAAAAATTCGATTGGTTTTCTAATACCGTTTTTTGAAACTCTAATTCGCCTAAAGCTGAAGCAAGTTCTAAAGCTTCTTTGGTTATCTTCTTAAGATCTGCCAATTCTTCTTCTGTTAATTTTTTAAACTCTGACATGATTATTTCTTACTTTCTTTTTTAGGTTTTGCTGTTGTCTTTTTTACTTCTTTCTTTTTTACAGATTTTGGTTTTTCTGGTGTAGATGCCTCTTTTTCTGTTTTAAAGTCTTCGATAGCTTTTTGAAAATGATCCCAATCTTCCGATTCTACGGGTTGTTTGATTTCATTTTCTACTGTGTCTTTTTTCTTTGTTTTTACGTAAACGATTGCGCAAACCGTCGCCAATGCGATTAAGATTAATAGTGTCATAATTTATTATTTTTATATATCTATAAATATACGACATTTCTTTTAATCGCTAAAAATTAAAATTCTAGTCCAAAAAATTTGTAAAAAAGCTTTTGTTTGTCAAGTCTTCTGCGTTCTTTGTTGCTCTTTCCTCTGCGCGCTTTAGTTCTTTTTCTGTAAAAAGGAGACAGCGCTCGTTTTTACCGTCTGCATCCTCTACCCAAACAGATACGTAAGACGCCGCAGCGTTTGAAAACTTTTTCTTTTCGCTATTCCACACTTTGATAAGGCGGCCAGCTTTTACTTTTACTTGATCGATTAAATTTGCCATGTTTTAAATTTTACTTTATTAAATAGTTTACCATTTGTAACGAATCGTTTTGAATCCTTGCACAGAAATCTGCACTACCTATCCACCATAAACCTGTTTTACCGTAAGAGTTACCCATTATAGGTGCTGTAGGAAATCCAGAATTATTGTTATATTCTGATGTAAACACTCCGTTAACACATACGTTTTGATGTAATAAACTAACAGTGTGCCCTGCTTCATGACTTCCAGCTTCTGCTATGTATCCCTGATTATAAAACAGCGCTTTGGTAAATACAAAAGCTGCTACATCTTGGTTCCACTTCATAGAACTCTCGTAAGCAACACCTCCTGCACCACCGTACCACTCGTTGTTTTCTGTAAATATTATGCGTTGTCTTCTGTTAACAGCTTTTGAGTTAAATACATTTTCATCGGTGGTTACAGTGACATTAAAGTTTCTAAAGTTGGATTTTATCTTTGTTACAATATTCGAAATTTCTGTAGAAGTTAAACCACTTGGTCCAACGTAGGTTGGTGTAGTGAACCACAGAGTAGTTTTTACTGTATCTCCATCAAAATCAAGTAATACAACATAATCTTTTATTACTGTATCTACCGGAGGCGGTGGAGGAGGCGGCGGTGGCGGCGGAGGAGGTGGAGGCGGTGGTGGGCAAGGCGTGCTGTCGCAAGCATCTCCTATACCGTCTTTATCACAGTCTTCCTGAGCAGGATTGAACACACTTGAGCAGTTATCCTGTCCGTTAGGTATTCCATCCCCGTCGTTGTCTCTTTGAGGCTTTCTTCTTTCGTTTACGTCTGAAACAAAGGAGGTGCCTCTTTTTACTGTGTTGTACTCAAAAAGGTCTATAGTACAGTCTGTGATTGTAGGTTTTTTTAAATCTACGCTCTTATTTCTATTACAGTGTACTAACAAAAAAGACGTTACTAATACGGTTAAAATTAAACTAATTGTTTTTTTCATATTATACTATTTTATACCAATACAGCCAACCAAGTAACCTAACAAAAAAGTATCTTATGTAATTATCTATTTTGTTTTTATTAACTATGTTAGTCCAAAGTAACATTTCTTTGTCTACCTCTTTTCTCGACATCCCGTGTCCTCTCCACAAATACAATTTATCGTGTACCAGATAGCCGAACAAGCCATCATTAGCAGGAGGAACAATTCCCCATAGAGATTTTGGAGAGGAGGACATATCATACGTAAACCCCCGTTCTATGTTTATTATTTTTTTATTGCTGATTAGTTCTATAGTAAGCGGTTCCAGTATTTTCCAGTACTTGTTTGATTTTCTGGAGTAGACATACGATTGAACTATCAGCTCGTCTGTTAAAAGAGCTTCTACAACGTTGTCCTTAGTTATATAGCCTACTCTTTGCACTTGCGATTGCATTGCTTACTACTACCCAGTTTGCGTTTCTTATTTCTTGAACTCTTGCGCCCAACTCTGCCCATTCCGGATTCTCGTCAGCTATTCCAGCCTCTATTTGGGGAGTCAATAGATCCATCATCTCGGTGTTTATCATATTGTAGCTGCCTTCTGGTTTGCTGGACAGGATGTAGAACACGTTTATGAATTCTGAAACGTCTGTGGATACTGTAGCAAGATCATCGTCTTGTTTGTTTTCACACGCTGTTTTAATTTTTTCTAAAGTTGAAAAAGACGCGTAAGCAGCTATTCCAAATTGTATGTCTGCTATTGCGTAAAAGTGTTTTGCTTTTAATTCGATGTTTACCATTGTTGTTTGTATAATATTGTAAAAATTATTGCTAATATCAAATATAACGCTCTTTGTTTCCAAAAAGTTAAATTTAAGTTAACCTCTTTATGGTCTATTTTAGAATTAGTTGTATTTGATTCGTAGTCAATCTTTTTCCCTCTCATCAGATTTAGAGAAGGGTCATAAATAACTCCTCTAATAGAAGCAAATGAAATACAATAGGTTATAAAACCGATAATGAATTCCAAAAACGTTTGTGGGTTATTATTAAAAATACAATATCCTACAAAACACAACAACCCACCATAAAATACAGTCCAAGATTTACTAATATTCAATACTGTACCTTCTGTCGTTCTTATGCGCATGTAATCTATAAAAGCACATACGACTGCGCTTATTACAGAATAGGATACAAAATTCAATATATTTAAGCTCTGCTCTTGCATGTTTTTTAGTTTACAAAAGCGCCGTTTTTCTGAATTGAATCAAAGAACTGGATGAGGTTAGGGTCGTTTTTAATTATCTCTTGGTATTCTTTGTATTTGATTGTTTTTGTGTTGTTGCCGCTTTTGTTGATTGGGTTCAACAAACCTATAGCTAACGCTGCTATAATTCCCAAAGCGACGAATTTAGTTATCCAAGAAGCTTCGCCTTTTCCAAAGGCTCCACCGTTCTTAGTTGTTACATAAATAGCAACACCTACTACACCCAAAAACAAAAACACCGCTATCCACAGTTGTTTTTCCCAACCTGTTGCTTCTGCGGCTTTAAATACGCTCTCCCTTGATGGCATTACGTCTACATACAGTATAGGCACTGTAGCAAATTCTACCGCTCTAACTGTGTCTCTAACGTACTGTTTAGGTACCCATTTTCCAGAAGCGTCGTAGTGACCTTTAACTTCCCTGTAACCTGTATCAAATTTAACGGCTACTCTTTCTACATCGTTTGTTCTTGTATAGGGTTTGCTTACTTGGTGGTTCTTTTCTGACCAACCGCAAGACGTCAATGCTAGGGCTAGCACGCTTGCTACGATTAAACTCTTAATTTTCATAATCTTTGTTTGTTTATAAATATATGCTTGTTTTAAAACGTTTACACTCGTTTAATCTTTCCAATTGTAGTTCATTCTCAATCCCACCCTAAAGTAGAGGTTTTTGTTTATCATCTCCACGCCTGTGTTTAATCTTGCGTCGTCGAACCAAGACTTGAAATTGTAGTCCACTCCCCAAGAAGCTGCTCTTCCTATCACAAGCTGTCTGTTCTCTACAGCCCTTGTTTGTATGATAGCTGCAGTGAAATTGAATCTGTTAGCGAACAACACGCCTCCTTTGAAAGTAACAAAGTTTACGTGGCCGCCTCTTTGGAACCTATCGCTCAGTCCAATGGAAGCCTGTGGCTGGAGCAGTCCTTTTCCGAATTTATACCCAGCGTCGAACATTATGCCCTTGCGTTCACCGAACAACCCAGCGAAATGGGCAAACGGTTGCGAGTAAGCGCTTGCGAAAAGAGTTAAAAATAAGATTGTTAGTACGTATTTCATTTTTTTAGTTTTGATATGATAAAAGATGTTACAAAACCGCTCACCGCTGTGAACGCTAAATCCACAGGATCGAACTTACCGTAGCTTCTGTAATCGTACAGTTCTTTTGCTAAACCTGCTGAAGTTGCTGCGACGGTTCCCCACAACACAGGTTTCTTTGTTGCAAAAGCTACCGGTGCCGCTACGTAGCTACCCGCAAACGCATGAAGTAGCTTATCGTCCTGTATCAGTCTCGTTGGAGCGATTCTCTGCGATAAACAGGATAGAGACAGCGTTAAAGCTAGTATGGTTAGAGTGAACCTCATTTAATATAAATACGGCTACCCATTGAATCCGGCTATTTGGGCTCGAATTAGCTGTGTAAACCAACCTTTATTTTTTAAAATTTATTTATGTACTTGTTGTACAATGAGTATTGTAATTGATCTAACGGAGGCATGGTATACATATCGGGGGTTGCAGGTGGGAATCCAGTTAATTTTAGATAGAGTTTGTTGTTTTGGTTGTTACGTATTGCGTGAGGTGAAATCCATATGTCTCCTGTTTGAGAAAGACAACTTCCTTGAAAAATGAAACCTCCCATGGTTGGAGAACTAGGTATGTTTGTGATTGTGTTCCAATCTAATCCTTCAGATCCATATAGCTTAGATATTGTTTGGGTTTCTGGGTCAAATTCGTATGGTAATAATAGTCTACTAGTATTTCTATCCGTTATTGTGCTATTTGGAGATTCGAAGGTGATTTGTACAAAGTATATTTTACCGTTTGTTCCTAAAGTTGGAAACCCGCCTCCTAAGTTAGCTGAATCTCTATTAACTCTGTTAGCGCTTGGATAAAACATCGGGTTTCTAGTATCTAAAAACCCTTTATTGTAGATAGCTGTTACGCTGTCATTTTCTGGATTAATTTGTAATATAAAATTTTGACCGTATGATATGCAGTATATTTTGTTGTCCAATGCTAGCACTCCTCCCCAAAAACCGGCAGCAATAGTATTTCTTTGTAATACGCGCTGGAAATTTATTGAATACACGTTATTACCATTCATAGGTTCTATTACAATTATAAATGGCGAATTAAATGGTAGAATATAGATCTTTCCATTAGGTGCTAACACTGCTGCTACGTAGCCGTTTATGGTACCTATACCCGTATTTAAACTCGAGAGCGTTTTTGTGAAAGGATTAATTATTAAAATATTACCACTATTTGCCCCGGCAGATCCATCATAAGGAGCGCAGTATATTAATCCATTTGGAGCTAGTACACCGCCAAGATACCCTCTTTCTGCAGGTAATGTAATGTCTTTTATAAGTGTAACACTATCATTGCTTGGATCTATTTCGTAAATTGGTAAAGCGGCGTTCGTCGAACTATTGTTCCTAAAAGGTATCGTGTACAATTTTTCATTCGATGCGCGAACTATACCTCCATAAGCGCCACGATTGTTATTCATTGGTATCATTGTGGTAATACCTGTAGCAGGATCTAATTTTTGTAAAAAGTTAGAAGATCCTATAGGGCTATCTATTGCAGTGGTAAACCCAGTGTGAACTCCATACAAACATCCGTTTGATGCTAGTGTCATAGGTCCGATCCTTGGAAAGTCATCGGAGCCTGATCTCGCAACAACAGTAGTTTGTATGGTTCCGTATTCGTTTGTTCCATACATCATGGGATTGTTGGGAAGATTCAAAACAGAAGGAGGTACTGATTGGCCGTTGTTTCCGTTATGGAAATATCCTAGGCTCTTATTAAGATATGTTGCAACTCCCCTTGCCATTAATAATCTCCTCCTCTTGTAATTACATGAAATTTATCTTGAACACCTGCATAGACGGATATAGCGGCTTGTAATAATTGACCTGCTTGCATCAATAACCCATTTGAATAAAAAAGAGTTTGTGCTTGTCCTATTGCTGTATTAGACGCTGTAATAGTTGGAAGCGCTATTTCTGATACTAATCTTGGATTGGCTCCGTTTGTATCTGTAATAAAAACTCTTCCTACCATTGCGGATGATGCTGCTGGGGACGCTTGGGCAGATACGAAACTTACAAAATCAACTCTGCTACCATTTGATCCGGCGGTAAATATTGTTGTTAAAGCGCCACTACCATCTCTTGCAGTATTAGCGGCTGTAATTTCAGCACCAGTTGTTTTTGGAGATAAAATAAAAATTGGTGTTGTGTTTGCTGGCATGTTTATTGTTTTTAGAAAAAGTTAAAGTAATTAAATAAATTTAAGGTTGGACTAGCACTACTACCTCCACCAGGGATGTTAATAGATGCTGTGTTCGATGATACTGTAGCAGTGACTCCCGCTCCTGTAAAGTTAATAAATGTTGCGGTGCCTTGAGAAGTTCCTTCATCTGCTATTGTTATCGAAGATACACCTCCTCCTCCACCTCCTGGTGCCCAAGATGCAGATACCGCCCAACTAGCAGTACCGAACAAAGATCCAGTAATGTTAGGAGAATTTAATGAACCTGTTACGGTGTGTCTATCTGTTGCTGCGTTTCCAATAGTTACACCAGTTCCAGTAACTACGAATTCGGTTACGCTTCCGCTTGTAACAGAGAAGGTAGATACGCTTACACTCGCGCTTACGCTGCCGGTTGTTATCTGAGTCAGGTTTAAACCTGCCACCCCTGAGGCTAAAATGTAAGACGCTGTTGCTGCGTTTTTTACAGCGCCAAGCACTATACTCCCTGTATCATCGGCAGTATACTCTACGTTTTCTAGTATTACTGATAACGGAAGTGTGCCGCTTTTGTTGGGAAAGTTTATAATTCTATCCCCTGTAATTAAACCGCCTTTTAAACGTAAAACATTGCCCGAAGCAACGCCTATGTTTATTCTTGCTTCTGAATTATCAGCTTCAAAACCTGCAAATATTTCAGGTGTTGTGTTTTCTACGTTAAAAGAAGCGTTTGCGTTTGATACTGTTATGTTATTTGTTGTAGTCGTTCCATTATCCGTTACCTGTTGAAGATTTAGCAAACTATAAGAAGCTGTTCCAAACAACGAACCTGTGAAAGACGTAGCCACAACTCTAGTGTTCACCAATAAACCTTCTTGCGACATAGATGCACTAACGCTCCCAGAAGAGATCTGGGACAGATTGAGACCTACTATCGCGGACGATGGTATATTACGCAAATCTGCTCCCGAGCCACTGAAAGAGCCCGAAAACGACCCAGAGCCACCCAGGGACAGCGATGCGGTTGGCACTGTTGCAATCTCGTTAAAAGAGATCCACGCGGTGCCGTTCCACTTCCACTTTTGGCCCAAAGGACCTACGTAGATTTGATCGAGAACCGGGTTAGAAGGAAAATTTAGTGCCATTTACTGTGTGTTAGTTTGTTGTGTTAAAATGTTTCCCAGTTGCCTCCGGTGTATTTTACTTTAATTACTCCGTTCGCGTCTTTTGCAACGTGTGTTATTTTACACACAGCACACAGTATTTCTACCATTTCACCGTTGTCGAGTTTAGACGCGATGTCTGTTACCTGGTAAATGTGCGCGTGTTGAGCGTATTCGTTGTAGTCTGGAATCGATTCTAACTCGCCTGCGTTTTCGTCAAACGGTTTTTTCCAGCTTGCTATTTTTGAATCGAAGCACGACTTGCATATGATTAATCCCATGATTGCTTATTTTATATAAATATTAGTACTCTCTGTAATAGACGTGGCTGTAGGGACCCATTCCAACATCGGTTGCGCCACCAGCTGCTCCCTCCGATGATAGCGTTGGCGCCCAAGTGGGTGCACCTGTGGGAGCCGCCCTTACTAGCGCTCTTATGGGTACGTAGTAGTAGTTCGTTAAGCTGTTTCCAGGGCCTGAGCCCGCTGTGGCTGTGACATTTAGGCCGAGTTGCACGGCGGTGGTTGATGTCGGATTTTCTATGTTATATATGTTAAGAGCTAAGTTTGCGCCTGTTACTCCCACCCTCGGTCCGTTAGCCGATCTGATAGTTGATACCAACAGGTTGCCGTATATTAAATACCTTTTGTTGTTTTCTAAAGTTATCTGTAAACCGGTTATAGTTTGCTGAGCTGTATTTGTAGTTGTAAATGCAGTTGATAGCATCGAATATCTCCAAGGGGTGTTAGCAGCAAGATACGTTGGTATGCTTCCGCTCGGTAGCTGCATAGAAAACCCTCCGGATACCGACGTTGTCCACGATCCGGATAAAATGCTTATCGGCGATATGATGCTATTTGAAAATTGACTCATAATACTATTCTATTACTCTGTAAAACAATACGCTACCCGAACCGGCTGTAACAGCTGTACCGCCTGTTTCGCTTAGTATTTGTACCTGAGGGTCACCTGCGGCTGTTTTTACAAACGAATACTCTCCGTAGACCAAAAAGTTTGTGTTTAACGTTGGCCAGGTACCGGCTGTAATGCTTGTTATATTGTTACCGTCTGCTGAATTTTGAATTGCGTACGCGGTGGTGGACGTGGGCGTAAACAGGCTTCCCAAGTAATTGCTGCCTGTAATGACACGCATCCTAAACCCCGTTGCTGCGGCTGCCGATCTTCCTATTAAATATAAGTTAGCTAGATATCTTTTACCGTTTGTCAATCCCGTAGTGGTAAACACGGTTACGTAAGCAGTATTACTAGTATTAGCAACGTCTGTAGCTAAACTCTGCGATTGCCACAAACTTGCAGTATCGAATAAAACAGAGCTTGATATTAAATTACCGGCCGGTATTTGCGCAATGCTGCTTCCGCTTATATTTAAAGGTCTACTTGATGTAACCGGAGCTAGACTACTACTATAACCTATAAATCTATTCAGATAAATACTTCCTGAGTTTATTGTTACTCTATCTGTATTTTCTGATGCTAAGCCTATAAAAAAGTCTGTTACATTGGTAGGGAATAAAACGCTATCGTTGTACGTAACACCTTGTATTGTTGTTGGGTAAGTTGTGTTTGCAACCGCTAAACCCGCCGCAACACTTCTAAACAAACCATCTCCTGTTCCACCTATTCCCCTAGTTAAAGCAGTAGCAGTAGAAGCAATTGCTATATTTATAGCTTTTGTTGCACTGTTTGTACCATAATCTATAGTTGGACCGCTTGCAGCTACTGCTGTACGAGTACCCAATAAATAGAACGGAGAATGCACTTGAGTGTTTCTAAAATTTTTAACAGTTGAAAGAAACACAGTGGTCGTACCGGGCAACGGTTGGGCTATACTTTGCGTAACTGAGCTTGTTATGTAATATATCGGATCGGGTAAATTTGTAAAATAGAGGTTACTAGATGCTGATACTGGAAAGTGACTCGCTTGTACTACATCAGTGTTTGATGATCTTTTTATGTAGTAGTTGTCTACTGTCGAATTTATGTATAAAGGAAATGCCATAACAGTATTTTATAATATTACCACTGGTCCAAAGTTAACTAATAGAGCATTACTGCTAATCGCGACGCCTACCTCTTGATATATGTTATTAGGACTACCCGCGGGCGTACTGAGTATGCCTCCATCTGTGCTTAAAAAATATCTAGATCCTGCGGTTAAAGAAGTGCGATTTGTAATCAACCCAGAGTAAAACACAACGACCGGATTGGTTGCAACTGCGGATTGAGTTACGAAACCGTGCGCTTGTCTCGTTATGTCAGAACTCGAAGCTTTTCTAACTCCGCCTGAGTGTATGTTTACTAGATCACCTGCTGCTAGTGTTTCAGAAGCTAACAGTGATGGAAAACCAGAACCTGAAGTTAATACTATCGAACCTGTAATAACCGCTATTCCCGCAAATGGAAAACCGCTGCTTGCTTGGGTAGGAGCCCACGAAGCTGATACAGCAAACGAAGCTGATGTAGCGTTTATTGCCCAACTAGAAGTACCAAACAAACTTCCTGTTAATCCGGAAGTTGACGTCATACTACCGCTAATAACAAGCGAACCTGATACAAGTAAGCTGCTTGATACTTCAAGCGTATCTATACTTCCACTATCTAAATAAAATATAGGCATAATCTATTATAAATATAATTTTTTAAGTTGTTTCACCGTACGCTGTTGCTATCCAATAAGTTGTTCCTGCTAAGGCTGGGTTGCTGTTTGCGTTTATCACAAAGCTACCAGCTAATTTTGATTCTATAGTCCACGATCTAGCATCTTCACCTGTTACTGTTATTGCGTAGTTTGTATCGGTAAATGCTGCGCCAAACGTTACTGTTGCTTTTCTTGGGTTACCTGTAAATGAAGTGTTTGCTACTGAACCTGCTTTGGTCCTTAGTCCACTTCCACCAGTGCTTGGTGCCCATGAAGCTGAGACTGCGAATGAAGCTGTTGTTGCGAATGAAGCACTTATCGCTATTGAAGACGTAGATGCAAAAGAAGAACTCACTGCTTGTAATACGTACGAAGCTGATTGAGCGTTCTGTACAAATGAAGCTGTTGACGCAAAAGAAGAGCTTGTTGCTATCGATGATGTAGAGGCAAAGCTGCTGCTTACTGCTTGTAAAATATAAGATGCGCTTTGTGCTAATTGTACAAACGAAGCAGTTGATGCAAAAGATGAACTTACCGATTGTAGCACGTAAGATGCTGTTACTGCGTTTTGAGCTTGGGAAGCGCTTGTAGCAAACGAAGCACTTACTGCCTGTAGTACATAAGAAGCTGTTTGTGCATTCTGTACAAACGATGCGGTTGATGCAAACGAAGAACTCACTGCTTGTAAAACGTACGATGCACTAATAGCATTGTTTGCCCAACTAGCTGTTCCTTCTAATGATCCTGTAAATCCTAAAGTTGATATTGTAGATCCTGTTACAATCAAGCTACCACTTATGATTGCACTTCCTGTGAATGGGAAAGTAGCACCAGCGCCGCCAGGTATGCTTATAGATGCTGTGTTAGATGATACTGTGGCTGTTACCCCAGCACCAGTAAAATTAAAGTAAGTTGCAGTACCTTGAGTAGATCCTTCGTCTGCTACTGTTATTGATGTTGCTGTACTTGGTGCCCATGAAGCTGATACTGCAAATGAAGCTGTTGTTGCAAATGATGCACTTGTTGCTATAGATGATGTAGATGCAAACGAAGCGCTAGTTGCTATCGATGATGTAGAGGCAAAGCTACTGCTTACTGCGTTTAGTACGAAGCTAGCAGTTGTTGCAAACGAAGCGGATACTGCTTGTAAAACGTAAGATGCTGATTGAGCGTTCTGTACAAACGAAGCAGTTGACGCAAAAGATGAGCTCTGTGCATTTTGTACAAAGGATGCAGTTAACGTATTGTTAGCCCAGCTAGCAGTTCCAAACAGAGAGCCGGTTATGATGGGCGCATTTAACGAACCTGATATGTTGAAAGAACCGGTTACAGTGTGAGTATCTGTTATAATACTTCCAATATCAACTCCTACATTTCTAACTTGGAGCTCTCTTGCGCTTCCTGTAACTACGGTGAAGGAGCCAGTTACTACTGTATCTCCATTTAGGCGAGTAGATCCAGAAACGTCTAAGCGGAAGCCTGCGTCGGTGTTTGTATTAATTCCAACATTTCCGCTTGAGTTAAATATTTGGAAATAAATTAAAGAATTAACTCCCAATCTTAAAGGAACTGTTGTTCCAGTAGTATATATATCAGCAGAATTTCCTCCAGTAGTACCTGATAATGATTGTACAAGTGTGCTACCCGCGTTGTTTCTCATTACTGTACTGCAGGCCTGGTTATTGGCGTTGTTGATCATTAACAAATAAGGCACGTTAATGTCAGTCATTCTAATTCCAGCAGAAACAGTAGATCCTGGATTAAATTGAGTAAATCCGGCAATATCAATGCCTATTTTGTTGCCTGGGTTACCTCCACCCGCATTGATATCAATCTCTAAACCCTTAATCGCCATGTTTTGTGCACCAGCACCAGTATGAGCAATCCTTTGATTAACAAAAGTATGAGCTGAATTTACCGTTACGTTTGGAGCAACTAATAGACCGTATACAGTTTGGCTATTATTAACAGTGTATTGTGGATTAATTTGTAAAGAATAAACATTGTCTCCAGAAGCATTTCTTGTTGCTATTGACGGATTGTATATAGTATGATATTGGTTAGTTGCGCTTGATGTGTATGCTCCTCCAACAATTAAACTATTAGTCGTGTTTGTATTTAAGGCTATTAAACTTCCGGATATTGTTGTGCTTCCGCTTATATTAACAGAACCGGTTATAGTATGTGTGTCTGTAATTACACTTCCTATACGTGTACCTGTTCCAGTTACTACAAACTCAGTTACGCTTCCACTTACTACACTAAATTGAGACGGAGATACAGAAGCGGTTACACTGCCTGTTGCTATTTGTGTAAGATTCAAACCAGCAACACCCGATGCTAAAATGTAAGAAGCAGTTAAGGCATTTTGTGCCTGAGAAGCACTGGTTGCAAACGAAGCGCTAGTGGCTATCGATGATGTAGAGGCAAAGCTACTGCTTACAGCGTTAAGTACAAAGCTGGCAGTTGATGCAAACGATGCGCTTACTGCTTGTAGAATGTATGACGCTGTTGTTGCAGAAGTCGCATTTCCAAGCAATGAGCCAGTAATCGAAGTGGCATTTATGTTTGCGATAGTTGCTGTAGGGGCTTCGACATTTGATCCCGATATGAGGTTAGCGTTGTAGAGATCGTTTCCTCCTAATCCCAAATCACCGCTCATTTGTCTGCCACCATCAACAAGAAGATACTGCGTGTGATCGTCTGCGTTTAGACCTAATAAGTTTCCGTGTACAGCAGATGCGTTTACACCAGCAGCTCTAAAACCAATAATCGGTCTAATGTCTTGTATTTGCGTTATGTTAGCGGAGCCTGATTGGACGTACACTGCGGCTAACGGCACTACGCCGTCGTTAAAGTACGTTGGTATGGTTGGTAGGTCTGCGCCTTCAGTTTCTACTAGAGTGTTGTATTGGTTGTTGTTAATTACTAAGAAGTATTCTTCATCTACACCATCTCCCACAAGGTACACTGTGTGTTTAGTGTACGCTGAAGCAGACATTGCTACTAAAGCACTACTTGAAGCGTACACATTGTTTGGCACTATGGATGAAGTGTATCTAGCCCAAACTGAAGCGCTTTGGTAATATTGTGTTAGATTGATTGATGATGTGCCTGCTGGTAGGAAGTTGTTTTCTGAGAAGTAGTAGCTACCCTGTGTCACGTCTAATTTAAACGGCGTAACGTTTTCGGTAACAATAGATCCTTCAGCAAACACAGGTCCTAAGGCTTCTCTATTGAATTTAGATAACCTATTTGCTGTGTGTTCTGCGTTCCATGGGCTTTGATCTATTAACTCAACTCCAGTATCGTTTGTAACTACCCTTCCTAATATAATGTTTTGAGCAAAGTTTGGTGTTGAGCCCGCAGCTGACAACACGCCGTTGCTGTTGATGTAAATATAGTTGTTAGTGTTTGGAGATAGAGTTATATTTTGGTTAACCCAATCAAACCTTTTAAACACTTCTGGATTGATTGGATCGTGTAAGTAACCGTATCCTGCGGCTGTGGTAACGGTTAAGCTACCGGAGATTGTTATGGTTCCTCCTTCCAATACTCCCATTGAGCTACCTTTAAAGATAAGGGTAGTAGCGTCTGTGTGAGTACCGTCTGCAAATGTTACAGATAGTTTTCTTGTAATGTCATTTTCACCGTCTGTATCATCTAAGAAGTTCCAATAAAAATCTTCACTTACACTGTTTATTTTGGTATGATCAGATATACCTTGATACCTTCCTTGAGTGCCTACTTTTTGTATATCAAAATCATAGGTTGTAGAATCGTGTATCATAGATCCCACTACTCTAAAGAGTGGAGGATTGCCAACATTAGGAACAACGTACCCATAATCCCACCCCTGT